TCCTCCATTTGATATTTATCGTCCTTCAAGAACATCGATACCTTAGCAAAATGGGTGGTATCAACCCCTTCCACCAAATACTTGTCATAGGCAGCCTGGTATTGATTGCGCTTGCCTCCAGTATAATGGTTAATCACAGCCTGCTTGGTCATGGGTTCTATCATATCCAGCGGTGGTGACGGGTAATTGTACATCCAGGTGGCAAAATCTACTTCTGGTGCCACAGTTTGGCTGGTGTACTTATATAGGCTCTTTTGCATGCTTAAAACCGTTTGCGCATCTTTAGGGTTTGCTGCAGCGTCAAATAAATAATTGACCGTTTGATGACGATTACGTAGAGCCAGCACCTCATTATGGGTGCAATTTGCGTGGGTGATAATACAACTATCTAATGGAACCACGCTTTCCAATTGTCCAATGCTCGTGGAACAACGAGCGGACTGACAAACCTCGTGCTTAGGTGGGTTAACCGTACTGCCTGGTATGATGTTATTGTTGTTAATGCGCAAACTGTTCTTCATGCAGACGGCAGGTAACACGAGGTTGTCTTATAGGCGTTTAGGGAGGCCGTTGGTAGTGCTACCATGGTAGTCACTCCAACGCTGGCGCATTGTTCTAAATATCGTGCCAGTGGTGAGCATGTCTGCATGTTTATTCCGCAGTACATGTTGCTCTTGGTGTTTGAGGTGGTGTCGCACCGCTTGCTCGCTTGTGCTTATGTCCATAGCAACAGCGATGGCGGAACTTACGACTTCCAATTGCTCTTCATAGCTCAATTGTGTACAGTCATAGTCCGCCAATCGCCTCTTAGCCTTGGCAGTCAGCGTTTGCAATAAAGCAGGTGATCGGACTTGATTCAAGGCCTCTAATTTTAGGTAGCCAGTCAAATCTACATCGATATCAACAGCCTCTTGAGTCCTCCTCTTAAAAACACGACCGGCTCTGCCTCGTGCTTTATCGTTGGTAGTAGTGTGCTCAGTGGATAACCCGACCATAATTGGCATCTCATCATTTGCTGAGGGCTCAGTGCCATGCTCACATTTTAGAGTGGCGGCATATGAAGGCCCAGCAGCTACTGGTAATGATTTAGCACGGTCAGGGTCTGCAATTGTTGGTGGGGTGGCCATAAATGGCATGCCGCCTAGCACCACTGTCTTAAATTTGTGCAATAAATTCACTTTTGGTATAGGGACGGGTGGTATCACAGCTTTGAAATGATCATTAATTATCTTGAAAGGAACAGATTTATTGACCTGAATAAATCCGGCATTTGATAATGACCGCTTGTGAACTATCTCGTTCTCCAACGTGTTGATTGAAACTACCCTCTTACTTGCATTTATCTCAACCCATGGCTCTGGAATAAGTGATTTCCAATTGCTTGCCTTAACTTTTATGGCTTTGGGTGTTGCAGGGTCAGTGAGCACAAATGTATTGCCATTTTTGGTCCATCGCACCTTCTTAGTAACAAATAGCCGATTTGGCTCGTCCATCTTCGCCCAAAAGCTAGAATCTGGCAAAGGTGGCGGCATTGGAAAGGGAGTATACAACCTCTCACTGGCATGTACTAAGGGGAAGAACCATTCAAGATCTCTGATGGCAGCAGCTATACCGTGAAGGTCATTACCAAGGGCCCAATCCCAAGGAAACTCTTCAGGCTGGTGTTCACACTTCACACCGAAAGCTGGGCAAAAGCAGGCGAGTGGGCCATTGCACACAAAACTAGGTTCATCATCTTGTAAATACCCCATGCGATGGTTTGAATGCGCATATCGAGTGGCGGTAACATAGCAATGTCCCATATTGGAAACAATGCGATTTAACCGCTTACGTGGGGGTGGAACCGGTGCACCCTCCGCCTGCAGAGGGGCCTTATTTATGGTGCTTGCGAGTAGTCCTGCCCTCGCCATTGGCATAACTGGCGCGGACGGCTCTTTTGACGGTATTGGGAGTAATGATGGGTCGCACAACTGTCGCAGCTTGAGCTCCAGTGCTGCGTCCCAACTCAGCTCCTCTATTGGCTTCTGCCGCCTCTTTTCTCGCTGTCTCTTGCGCTGCGCTACGCGCCGCTTCGTACGCGCGCTTGCACCCTTGGACGAGGATTTGTGACTCGCTGATGCCTCCGACTTTTCGCTGCAAATGGACGCAACGTCTGAGGTCTCCTCCTGTATAGGTTCGAGCGTGTTCACTGTAGTTCGTGGGGTCACTAAGTCCCTTCGCTTCCTCGCGCGTGATTTGAGATCGGACAACCGCAAACTCGGCTCGGGTGAAAGCCGTGATATGTCCGGGCAAGAGCCTGAGGTAATCGTTGTAGCCCGTGTGGACGACAACATCTCCGCATTGGTCGCAGAGGTATCCTCGAGCGTTTCGCTCGCTCTCTTTTGCCTTCTCTTCCCCGAGGAGATGACCCAACCATTCATTCGTGGTGGTGATGCCGTAATAATCTGAGACGGACCGCGGTATTGGGATCCATCTTGCAACGGCCGGGTCTTGATCGACATTAAACTCCTTACGGGCTCGCGCAATGGCTCTTTGCGCTCTACTGCCACAGCCGCTTCTAGTCGTGCGAAATATTCGCGTGCTCCCTTCCACTGAGTGTTGTAATAACATGTCGTTAATGGCTTGGGCTTGGATTTCGTGTTCGACGGCGGGTGGTAGTAATTGTCTTCGTGCCACTGGTGCTGGCACTGGGGGTTGAGGGGTTGCAGGGGGGTCGTTTGTTCGTTGCGGCGCCTTATGCGG